ACTTGGAGTTGAGCGTACGTCTACACCACTGCCTAACAACCGATTGGGACTACCCTCGAAACGCAAAAAGGCCCGCAACTGTTGGAGATTTTATAGATATACCTGACTACGAGTTAATGCGCATCCCCAATTTTGGGCGCAAATCTTTGGCCGAGTGGCGCGAGATTGTGTGGGCGGTCGAGAACCCCGATAACCCCGCTAAAGAAGAGCAGATGGCGGAGTATAAGGCGCTCAAAGAGATACGAGCAACTATTAACCAGATCGCGGCCACACACAGAACGTTAGCTACACACTATAACAAGCTGACCGACATCATAGCACCAATAAGATAGGAGCAAACAGATGAGCGAATATAAATTCACAAAAGACTGGTTTCACTGGGCACCAGAGGTCTGGACGCAGCTTATCCCGTTGTTGCCAGAGCGCAGGGCTTTCCTTGAGATTGGTTCCTTCGAGGGTCGCAGCGCTGTCTGGATTATTGAGAACATGATGAACCCCGGCGACTGGATCGACTGCGTAGATACATGGGAAGGCGGCGAAGAGCACGGTGAAGAGGATATGTTCTCTGTGGAAGCAGCCTTTGACCACAATATCATCAAGGCGCTGGACTCTCATTCGGCTATCCACCGCAGCCGCGAGGGTAGCTGGGGACATACACGGTTCGCAAGTGACGGGCCCGACAGGACCAACAACCGCGTCTACAAATATAAGTCTACGTCCACCCGTTTTCTGGGCGAGAAACTATGCGACGTTATGTTCTCCGTTAACCCGCTGTACGACTTCATCTATATCGACGGGAGCCACACGGCCCCTGATGTTCTGACCGATGCTTGCATGGCTTGGCCATTGCTTAAGCCGCAGGGGTTGATGGTGTTTGACGACTACATGTGGGGTGACCCGCGTGACATCCTGCACCGCCCCAAACCCGCCATTGATGCCTTCTGTAACCTGTTCGCAGAGGAGGCAGAGATTGTCCACGTTGGATACCAACTAGTAGTACGCAAGAAAGGATAAGGAAATGGACCAGTTAGTAGCATTAATAACAGCAGTAGCCATATTTGTATTGATTTATTGCAGTTATCAGCTTGGTAAGGGTAGCGCGAACGGCGAGATACTCACCATCAAACGTGAGAACGAGCGGCTGAACAAGGAATTACACAGGCTGACTGACCGCGACGAGCGTGGTCGGTTCAAAAGGAGTAAGTAGTGCCAATAGTGAAACGGTCTAGGCGGCTATGGACACCGGAGATGGATGCAGAGTTGCTGGAGTACTATAAGCACGGCCTAAGACCAGCGTACATGGCGGAACGAATGGGGCTTACGATTGCCTCCGTAGAGGGCCGCTATCACAAACTAAAGAGAAAGCGAAAAGCAAATGAGGGATGAAGACAAAGATGCGCGGATAGCGCAGCTAGAAGAGGCACTACATATATGTAGTAGCCTTTGGAACAGTGAGGTTGCGGCGCGTAGTCGGGTCGAAGAACAGTACATCGCGTTAGCCCAAAAACTGATACTCAAAACTAAAGAGAGCGAAAGCAAATGACTGAAGAGAAACGACCAAGCATTATGATTGCCACCCCGATGTACGGTGGCATGTGCACAGGACACTATGTGCAGGGTCTGCTTATGACCATGGCTAAGATGCGTGAGATTGGTGTTAATATAGCGTGGTGTCAGATTATGAATGAGAGCCTTATCACACGGGCACGTAACGAACTGGCACGGGTGTTCCTTGAGAGTGACCACGACTACCTGATGTTCATCGACGCTGACATTGGCTTCGACAGTGAGGCCATCGCGCACCTGCTGCTGGCCGACAAGGACATCGCATGTGGTATCTACCCTAAGAAGGAAGTGAACTGGGATAGCGTCAACCGCGCTGCCATCGCAGGCAAGACGGACCTTGCGAACTATGCCGGAGCATTCGTGTTCAACATGGTGGGTACCGGTGATGCGCACAGCGACGAGGCAGGCTGCATCGAAGTCCGTCATGGCGGCACAGGCTTCATGCTCATCAAGCGGGGGGTATTCGAGGAGTTGATACCGCACGTGCCGACCTACCGTACATCGTCGTTCCAAGACCCAGTGACGGGTGAGTACGACAAACCTTTGACCCATGAGTTCTTCGCTACGTCAATCGACGAGAGCGGGGCGCTGCTGTCAGAGGATTACCACTTCTGCGAATTGTGGCGGAACCACGGCGGCAAGATACACGCCCACCCATTTATCAAGCTACACCACGTAGGCACATATGTGTTTGGTGGTGACATCCTGCAAAGCGGAGGAAATTTGAAATGATTAAGAAGAACAAAGCAGCGGTAGTCATAGAACTGTTAGGGCAGGGGTATAGCGCTCAAGAAATCAAAAACCGCGTGGCGGTGAGTGCAAGCTATGTCTACATGATTAAGAAGCAGTTGGCCGAAGGTGTAGAGGAAGCGGCGATAGCAGAGGCGGAAGATAAAATCGAACCCAAACCCGAACCCGAAGTCAGTGGAGTGGGTAAGGTCTTAGACGCAAGGGCGGAACAATATGGTTCGTTCATGCAGTCTTCGGATACGGTTGTCCGGATTAAGAGTATCATGCACAATGCGGTAGCCCGTAACAATGTGCACCTGTACCCCGACCAGTTACAGGCACTGGATATGATCGCCACTAAGATAAGTCGCATCGTGCATGGCAACCCAAACCATCTAGATAGCTGGATTGATATAGCTGGGTATGCTACGTTGGTGGCTGACCGTCTCCAAGGGAAAACTAGATAACATGCCAGCATGGTCCTATAGTAGCATCAAGACCTTCGATCAGTGTCCGAAGAAGTACTTCCACCTTAAGGTAGCGAAGGACGTCAAGGACGAACCGGGGGAAGCTGCTGACTATGGGACCGCTGTCCATGAGGCGGCTGAGTTGTTCATTAAGGACGGCACGCCCATCCCTGATAAGTTTGCTTTCATGCGCCCCATCGTGGAGCCATTGGCGACTAAACAGGGTGCGAAGCACACCGAACTGAAGCTAGGTGTCAAGAAGACGGACACTGGCTTTGAACCGTGCGGCTTCTTTGACAGTGGCGTATGGTACAGAGGAATCGTGGACTTACTGATTGTGGACGACACCAAGGGTTGGATGGTCGACTACAAGACTGGCAAGAACGCCAAGTATGCGGACATGAAGCAGCTAGACCTGATGGCAGGCGCGCTCTTTATCAAGCACCCTGAGTTGGAGACCATCAAGTCGGCACTGGCTTATGTGGTTAGCAACGAGTTTCCGAAGAAGGTTCACAAGCGCGAGAAGCTGGATGAGTATATGTCGGTGTTCGATGACCAGCTAGATCAGTTGGACGCAGCCATGGAAAATGGTGTATGGAACGCCAAGACAAGCCCGTTGTGTGGGTGGTGCCCCGTCACCTCCTGTGAACACTGGAAACCCCGGAGGAAGTAATGGCACGAGACTACCGCGCTGAATATGATAAGTACCAAGGTACCGAGCAACAGAAGAAGAACCGAGCGCAGCGCAATGCAGCCCGCGCCAAGCTGGTGAAGGCTGGCAAAGCCAAGAAGGGTGACGGTAAAGACGCTGGCCATGTGAAAGCCATTGATAAGGGTGGCTCCATCAAGGACGGTATCCGGCTCGTCAGCAAAGCTACCAACCGCTCGTTCAAGCGGGACAGCAAGGGTAATCTCGTGAGTGAGACAAGCAAGCGCGAACGCAAAAAATAAACACCTAGGAGCAAACTGGTGCAAATTGTTGAGAACAAAGCCCTTCTCCTGAAGGTGCCCGACCCGTCTGTGGTCACGGATAACATCCATAAGAGCGCAGAGGTCGAAGAGGGTGTACTTGTAAGGTGGGGGCAGACCGAGACTGAAATCCTAGCGCAGCTTGGCTTCGCAGATACCCCCTCGCCTATGCTCAAGTCCTACCAATGGACGGGTAAGTTCGAGCCGTTCAAACACCAGAAGACCACGGCATCCTTCCTCTCCATCCGCAAGCGGGCGTTCTGCTTTAACGAGCAAGGTACAGGCAAGACAGCCAGCGTGATCTGGGCAGCCGACTACCTCATGAACCGAGGCTTGGTGAAGCGTGTGCTCGTGCTGTGCCCGCTGTCTATTATGAAGTCAGCATGGCAGCAGGACCTGTTCAAGTTTGCCATGCACCGTTCGTGCAGCGTGGCGCATGGTGCAGCCAAGCAGCGGGAGAAGATTATTAACGCTGGGGCTGAGTTCGTCATCATTAACTTTGACGGACTGGCTGTGGTCAAGGACGCTATCGCCAATGGTGGTTTCGACCTAATCGTGATCGACGAGGCTAACGCATATAAGAACCCCACGACCAACCGCTGGAAGATATTAAATCGCTTGGTGCACGACACTGATCCACGTCTATGGATGCTGACAGGTACGCCAGCGGCGCAGTCTCCGGTGGAGGCTTATGGTCTGGCTCGCATGATGGACCTGCCGGGGTGCCCCAAATACTTCGGCGTCTTTCGTGACAGCGTGATGCGCAAGGTAACCCAGTTTAAGTGGACACCTAAGAGCAACGCCCAAGAGATAGTGCATAAGATACTCCAGCCTGCCATTCGCTTCGAGAAGAAGGATTGCTTGGACCTACCGCTTGTAACGCACATCGAGCGCGAAGCACCCCTTACCCCGCAGCAACGCAAATATTATAACGAGCTTAAGAATCAGTTGCTGTTCGAAGCCAGCGGTGAAGAGGTCAGCGCAATCAACGCTGCGACCAAGCTCAATAAGCTGCTCCAGATTAGCGGGGGTGCAGTCTATACGGATCCCGGAGTTGCAAATGTGAAGGACGGCACGGCATATACGTTTAACGACCTGCCAAAGGTCGGGGAATATGATCCTATCGTAGACCCGGCTGACGTTACCTCCGCCACTGAAACCACGGTAACATTTCCCCCCACGTCGTTCCCGCCATACAGTGATCCACCAACCGCAGCGGACTACGTTCGCGCTGTATTGTCGGCGGCAATGCCATGACGACAGTCGCGCAAGCTCTTGCTGCACTCAGTGGTCTGCCAAGCGGGACTTTCCCGCAGCACGCAGCGGAACTTCCAGGCGCAACTGGTGCCACGATAGCGGAAGCCTTGGCCGCGTATTCCGGACTAACGTCCGCTACGCTTCCGCAACACGTTGGATCAGGCCCGGTTCCGCAGCAAGAACAACACGCAGGAACGGCACATAGACACTACGTTCCGTCATTCAAAAAGGAACAGTCTCAAAACTGGTTTAAGATCAACCGCGCTAAGATGCTCGACGAGGATGACGATGAGGTTGCCATCATGGCTTCCATCTCTGTAATCTTCGCATCTGCCGGTCTGGAAATCGAGGAGGTAGAATATGCCAACGCCTAAACTATTCGACAAAGGATGGATGATTGAACAGATGAAAGTCAAGACATTTTTTGCCATGGCAGCCCCGGTCACACTGGAGGCTGCGCAAGACGAGGAAAAGAAGCTGCGCAAGTTCCAGATGGAAGCCTACAACGGCGGTGCCATGCGGTTCGCGTGGTCAAGCCGGCCGGTGGTCGTTGACCTTGCCGGCATGGAGATCACCGACAAGCCGCGCCCAATCTTCCGCGACCATGACTCGTCCAGGGTGGTTGGCCACACTGAGGCGATCAAGAACACCGGAAAGGTACTGCGCCTGTCCGGTGTCGCGTCGGCTTCCAATGACGTGGCCCGTGAGGTTGTCGATTCTGCTGACAACGGCTTCCCGTGGCAGGCTAGCATCGGGGCCGAGATCATCCGCATGGAGTCGGTCGACACCGGCAAAGTCAAGGTCAACGGCCAAACATTCCAAGCACCAATCAACATCGTCCGGGCGAGTCGCCTGAGCGAAGTTTCCTTCGTCGCGCTCGGAGCGGACGATTCAACCAGCGCCCGGATGACCGCCGGACGCGTTATCACCAAGGAGAGTCCCATGGACTTCCAGACGTGGCTCATCGCCAGGGGGCTCGACCTGGCCAAGCTCAACGACGCCGAAAAGGCGAAACTGCAAGCGGAGTTCGACGCCGCGCAGACCGACACCACCGACACCACCGACGACGTGGTGAAGGCCCAGCGCGAGAAGGCCGCCATCGAGGCCGAGCGAATCGCCGCGATCAATGAGGTGTGCTCCAGCCGCCCGAAGATCCAGGCCCAGGCCATCCGTGAAGGCTGGTCGAAGGACAAGGCCGAGCTGGAAGTCCTGCGGGCCAGCCGCCCACAGGCCCCGGCCATCAACACTGGTGCCGGCCAAGTCGGCTTGACCGCCGAGGTAATGACCGCCGGCCTGATCCAGGCCACCCGCGGCAAGACCGAAGGCATCGACGCCAAGGTCCTGGAGGCTGCCGACAAGCGCTGGAAGGGTCGCCTCGGCTTGCAGCAGATGCTGCTGGAAGCGGCATGGGCCAATGGATACCATGGCAACAACTTTGACGCTGACCGTCGCGGCGTTCTGGAAGCCGCGTTCAGCGTGAACGACATCGCCGGTGTACTGTCCACCGTCGCCAACAAGGCCTTGCTCGCTGGCTACATGGGCGTGGACATGGCTTGGCGTGCGATTGCCGGCATCCGACCGGTGTCCGATTTCAAGACCGTGACCAGCTACCGCCTGACCGGTGCCAACCAGTACGAGAAGGTTGCCCCGACTGGCGAGATCAAGCATGGCACCCTGGGCGAACTGAGCTATACCAACAAGGCCGACACCTACGGCCTGATGTTGGGAATCTCGCGCCAGGATCTGATCAATGATGACCTTGGCGCTCTGAGCAACGTCCCGACCATGATCGGCCGTGGCGCTGCCATCAAGCTGAACGAGATTTTCTGGACGGCGTTCATGGACAACGCCAGCTTCTTCACCTCTGGCAATGCCAACTACATCGACGGCGCGACTACCGTCCTGTCCATCGAAGGCCTGCGCCAGGCCGATCAGAAGTTCCTGGACCAGACCGATGCCGACGGCAAGCCGCTGGGCGTGAAAGCGTCCATCCTGCTTGTTCCGTCGTCATTGAAGGTGACCGCGCTCCAGATGATGAACAGCACCGAGTTGCGAACCAGCGAGGCTCTGTCCAGCGGTGGCGCAAAGTTTGGCACCTCCAACCCGTTCGCCGGTTCCTATCTGCCGGTCGCCACCCCGTACCTGAACAACAGCACATTCAGCGGATACAGCGCCACCGCTTGGTATCTGCTGGCCAACCCGATGGACCTGGCTGCCATCGAAGTCGCCTTCCTGAACGGCGTCGAAGTCCCGACTGTCGAGACTGCCGATGCCGACTTCAACACCCTGGGTATCCAGATGCGCGGTTACCACGACTTCGGCGTGACGAAGCAGGACTACCGCGCCGGCGTCAAGAGCAAGGGCGCTGCCTGAGCATGAATGACGCAAGCCCGGCGGGCGCGTTGCCTGCCGGGTGAGCGTCACGAAACACACAAGAAAACAAAGGAAAACCAATGGCTACCGCCAGGATCCTTCAGTCCGGAGTCCTCATCGATCACACCCCAGTTAGCGCTGTTGACGCCGGCGACGTCGTCATCGTCGGCACTGCCGACAGCGCCAACGCTTTCTGTGGCATTGCTGCCAGCGACATCGCTGCCAATGCCCTCGGCGCGGTTGACTGCCGCGGCGTGGCCCGCCTGCCCAAGGCTACCACGTCGACCAGCGCGCTGGCCGCCGGCACGGTGGTTTACTGGAACAACAGTTCCGAAACCGTCGTGACCACGAACACGGAAACCCCGCTGGGCAAGGTGGCCGTAGCAGCCTCTGCTTCGGCCTCTACCGTGGACGTGCTGCTGACCGCCTGACCGTGAACAAACCGGACCCCGGTGGTAGCAATGTGCCACCGGGGAACGGAATTGAAATGAACCCAACTCTGTCGGTCATCATCAACCACAAGAACCGCTCATTCTATGAATGGGACGGGAAACTTGTGCCGTTGTTCCGTCGGTCATATGACGCATTGATTCACGCTCTTGACGAGACAAACGTTGACGCAGAGATAATCATTGCCGACTGGCTCGATGACGACAGTAATTCACTCGGACTTGGTTCATGGTGCGACGATCATCGCGTATTTGTGGAAAGATGCTTCGGCGATTTCACCCGTGGCGGTGGACGGATGCTGGCAGCAAAGCGTGCACATGGGGAAATCTTTTTCTTCATGGATGCCGACATGCTTGTTCCGCCTGCGCTCATCACTCGCGGAATCGAAGTAGCCAGGCAGCGAAAAGGGTTTTTTCCATTATACAAGCGCCAGGACAAATTCGACCGCACGAAGTTGCACGATGGCATCGGGACAGGTAATGCGTTTTGTCTCGGGGAAATCTTCCGCGACACAAGCGGGTTCCCATCCAAGGAAAAATGGGGCGGGGAAGATACCGCCTTTTGGATGTGGTTTGTCAGGATTGAATGAGTGATTGGTGATGCCGCT